GCCAACCCTCTATTACTCAGACTGGCAAACCTTTACCGGGTTTCCTTCCCTTGTCTACGTTCTCTCCGTAGTCCGCCATATTAATCTGCATACGGTAGACTTGACCGAATACTTTAACCTTTGGTTGTACGTTAATCTTCAAAGACTCACCTAGCTTACCTGAAGAAATAAGGTTTTTCTCAGTTAGCGAGTCCGTCAGTTCTTGGACGTATTGCTCTCGCATTTTGTTAAGCGCATCAACTAATTTATCGAATGCCATTCTGCTTCTGTTGGTGGTACTCGTGAGATTGTTTAGCCTTTTGGAAACTAATAAGGTTCAAGAACTCCCGAAGTGGAAGAGCAAAGAAATAACCCCACTTAGTCGCATCGTTATTTGACAAGTTGTTAACCACGTTCAACCAGCCGTATTTTGTTTCAAACGTCTCAACTTTCGTTCCGCTTGTTTCTTTATCTTCTCCGCTTTCCGCACCGAAGATTCCAGTATATGTTTTGCGGACTTGAGATAACTGCTCAAAAAAAAAGCCGACAAAGGTTGTACAATTGTCATAGGTGCTTGAAGCATTGCCTCCGCTACCTCCTTGTGCTTCTCCGAATCGTAGGGTTGTTTCTTCCAACCGTACCAAGTCTTTTTCTTCGGCACTAAGAATACAGCCATAATCTCGTTAAGATGGTCTATCACTTTGTCTGGGTCTTTCATCAAGTGCATCAAGGTAATGTACTGCCCTCCGTTCAACTTATATACGTCTGTGATAACATCGTATCTAAGCCCTCCAAATTCTACGACCTTCTGTACTTGTCCAAGCAGTTGCTCAGACAGAAAGGATAGCGTGTGCATACACTTAGCGTAAGTCTTAAGAGCGTATGTTTCAATCTCATCGACTGGAACGCCTGACATAATAGAAATGATAGCCACGTTCGTTGCGTACTCGTCCCCTTTTTCTGCGAGAATCTTTTGCAACGCTTGAAACTGCTCAATGGTTACGCCTTCCCAACTGTTAGGTAATTCAATCTTCATTCTTTATTTGCTTAACTTTTCGTATTGCCCAGTTCACCCCAGCATCTCCACCCCAAGCTAACCACATCAAACGACCGCAACCCTCGCCAAGTTTCCTTTTGGAGTTCCTTTTGTGTCGGATAAATGCCGCCATTCTCTCAATCGTTTCTAGGCTAATCGGTTCACGGTTTGCTAGTTGGTTGGCTCTTGCCTTACCAACGGCAGTACCACAACTTTTCCACCCGTTCTTCTCCGCCCATCTTATCGCGGCTTTAGCATTCTCAGAAGCGGCTTTCGGATAGTCCGTGTAAGCCTCTTGCATTCGCCATATCTTATTCAGTCGTTCAAGCATCTATTAATAAATAGCGAATTGCTTATTTTGTGTCTTAGCGTAAAGTGTACTTACCAGCCTTAGCCTTCAACTTCTCCATAGCCACATACCTCAAAGCATCTAATGCGTGGTTGTTATCGTCCTCCGCTTGGTTGGTTACTTGGTTCGTTTTGTAGTCTCTCTTCCAAGCGTAGTTCCTTAGTTCTCTAATTACGTTAACCGAGTCTTGGTGTACCATAATCTGAACGCTCTTTAGTTTGTCGATACCTGACCGAATCGAGTCCGCTCCTTTGGTTACTGGTCTAATTCTGAAACCGCTTCTTCTTATCTCTTCAATAGATTTCGGTTCTGCTGAGTCCGCTATAATTTCGTCCGACCTTTGAAGTCCGCACCTTCTCGCTATGTCTGCATTCGTTAGCCCAGTCTCGTAAAGCAATTCTTTAACCCACAACTTACCCTCTTGGTATACAACCTCCACGAGTGCAGTCGGGTCATTCGTGAATCCAAAATCGAGTCCGTAAGCCTTCCACTTGTAACCCGTTGGAAAGTCTTTCGTTTCTGTCCAGTTCTCGTAGATAGCCCCTTCTCTTCTTGAGCGTTCTCCGAGTCCGTAGACCTTGTACTTATATTCGTCTGCCGTGCCTCTTGCTATGTTCTCAGGCGTTGGCTCATAGCTATTTATCTTGTCTCTTATATGCTGGTCTAAGAAGGTATTGTCCAACATTGTGGAGTGTATCAAAACAACATCATCCCGTTTCAGAACATTATCGTAAATCCAATGTTCATCGGTGCTTGGGTTGTAGTCTAATATCCATTTGCCCTTACACCTTTGCTCTAGTTGGTCGAAGTCGTCCTTGCTTGTTTCGATAGCTTCATTAAGCCAAAAAAAGTCGGTCTCAATACCGTGTAGCTTCTGCGGTGAATCCAAGCCGTAGAACTCAAAGGAAGAACCGTAATGCTGATAGGTTAGTTCGCTCTTATTAAACGAGTCCTCGTTCCAGCTTTCAACACTTGCAAAGACCTTTTTAAACGTGTCAAGGACTGTCGGCTTAATCCACGTCCTTCGCCACCTTGCAATCGCGAATCTCTTCGGCTCTTGCGTACCAAGAAGGAGGAGTGCTTGGCAGATAGACCACGTTTTACTGGAGCGGCTTCCACCCTCCAACACAATTCCCCGAACGGATTTATCATTAAGCGCTTCCCATAGGTCTTCGAAAACTCCAGTTCCCTCAATTTCCATTCGGTCTACGGATTACTACCTCAATCTTCTCAGGCTTACCACCGTTCACGGTCTGCTCTACCTCCTCTTTAGGCTTACCGTAAACCCGGTCAAACAAAACATCGAGTATATGAATCGAACCCTTCTTGAAGTCTCGTTGTGCCTTGTTTGCAATAAGCGCAATCCAAAACGGTAGTTCGTCATTTTTAGACAATTCAATCAGTTGACTGCGTGTTTTGCCTAAGATATTCTTTATGATGTCCTGAGTCTGCGACTTGGATAATTTAAGGTTATGCTCCTCAAGGAAGTGTTCCTTTAGAACCGTCTCAATCTTCTTGGGTCTGCCGCTAGGGTTTCCGCTTTGTCCTTTCTTAAACGGCTTTAAATTATCGTCCTTTGCCATTGTTATCTCTCTGTTTTAAACCATTGTAAATAAATCTGTTGCGCTACTTGAGCAGTCATTACTGGAGGTACTGACATTCCAATTAAGTACTTTGGTTGTACTTTTTTGAAGTTATAGTCAAGTGGGTATGTCCCTATTTGACAATAGTCATTTTTAGAAACTTCTTTAAATTCTTCAAAATAGATGTATTGATTGCCGCTTACTATTGTAGGTGCATAATCTTTTTCTGATATTAACACTCTACCAAAACTCTTTTGTTTACCTTCTGTTCTTAAACAAATATCTCCAAAGTTTTTATCTCCTATTTTTCTACTTAGCCAATCTGAATAAAGTTTACCATCTTTTTTTAGTTCTAAACCCTTTGAACTGTCTATAAATTCTCCTAATAAAATAGCTTTTTCGTCAAACCTCAAAGCCAACTTAGGCAAGTTCAAATCATTCCTTTGGCATATAAAAAAGACCCGTTCACGTTTCTGAGGTACGCCCATTGATGCTGCATTCAATAAAAATAATTGCACCTTATAACCAGCATCTTCAAAACCTTTCTTTACTTTTTTAACATAGCTTTTTGCGTTTCCTTGAAGCATTCCTTTTACGTTTTCAGCTATTACAACTTTCGGTTGTAACTTCTTTGCAAGTGCTATGTAGTCAAAAAACAAGTCGTCAAGTCTTTGCTTTGCCTGACCTTCTCTGAATACTTTTTCTTTTCCCCAGTCTTTTTCACGGTTTCCAGCCATACTAAAAGACGAACAAGGTGGAGAGCCGTCTAATATATCAAGGTTGTAAAGTTCTTCAGGTAGTTCTTTTCTTTGGTTAAACTCGCGAATGTCCTCAATAAATAAATGCTTTGAGTTGTGGTTTGCTTTATAAACCTCCGCAACTTTTGGGTCTATTTCAACGCCTCCAATATGGTCAAACCCAGCTAACTTGTATCCCATTGTTGAGCCACCTCCACAAATAAAAGTGCCAAATACTTTAAGCCCGTGCGCTTCTATTCCTTTTGCTGGATAGCCGCCTGCAAGATTCCATTTATACGGGAATTTGTGACTCATAAATTTAATAGTTTGTAAACCGCTTGTTCAGGAGTTTCGGCTACTTTAGAAAGTTCTTCTTTAACTTTCCAGTATTCTTCTTCCGTGTAGTTTAATTTGATAGTCATTGAGCCGTCAAGGTTGTCTACGTCTATTTCTTGATTTGCTCCTGAGTAGTCAGCATCTTTTTCGGGTTGCCACGTATCAAGCCCCCATTCCGTTAACTCTTCAGCATCCCAAGTATTCGCCAACTCGTCCCAGTCCCAGTCTCCGAATCCTACGTTATCTTTTATAATAAACTCCCGTTGTTTCTCTTCTGACCAGTCTACAATCTTAACGGGCACTTCAGCCCATCCAGCTTCTTGCATTGCCTTGAGTCGCATATTACCACCAAGCGCAACCATCTCTTTGTTAACCACAATCGGTCGGGCGTTAGCCATTTCGGGGAAGTCCTTCAGGCTTTGAACCAGCTTCTTGAACTTCTCTTCTTTGATATATCTCGGGTTATCCGAGTTTGGTATTACTTTACTTATTGGTATAAACTCCATTCTTATAGTTTGAAAGTGCTTCTTGTGATGTCTTGCCAGATGCTTTCTTGCAAGGCTCTCCGCTCCAGTACAAATCTGCTACGTCTCGGCTAAAACAGTAGAAGTCCATCGTGAAAGTGTTTTGGGTTATGTAAAGCCCGTAGTTCTCGTGCTGCTCGTTCTGTTTCATTTCTTCTTTCTTCTCTTTGGTTTGTTCGCTTCGTAATAGTTCAGTAAAGCAACGCTCATAATCTGCGGACTCCGACCACAACTAAAGCAAACCTTCGCCTTCGGGTCGATGTAACTCCACGCTTCTTGATATAGTTTCTGCTCTTCTCGTGTTATTCTTCCAGCAAATTGAGAAGCCTTCATTTTACTGAGTGCTTCTATCCTCTCTTTAATAAATAGCAAAACGTCTTTTTTGTGCATTATCTTCTTTCTTTAACGTACCGAATAACTGGGTAAGCAATGACGATTAAAAGTATTATTGTTATGAGCATTTCTTTATCTTTTCAAGTCGTTCAATTGACCTCACTATTGATTCAATCTTCTTAGCTACCCTCTCAGCTTTTATCTTGTGACCGTTTAGCTTTACAATCTTGCTCATATCTCAAGCCGATACATTAGCCTTTCAACAAGCACCGCCAGTAAACCAGTCTGCAAAGCCGTTAACGGGTCAACCGCTCCGAAGATAACGCCAAACCAAAACGACAAACAAAGTCTACAGTCAAACGGTTTAATCCGAGTGAGTTCGTGAATGTTCACCCACTTCTTTATCAGAATGTCTACCCCTATAACTTCTATCCAAATGTAAGCCAATGTTGCCCCGGACAAGGCGTTCCAAATGTATTCCATAGTAATTTTGCTTTAGTGTTTCTAACGCTCTTTTAACTGAGTTACCTATCGACTTAAATGGTATGCCGACCTTTGCCGATACCTTTCTGTAAGAGCCTTCGTCAAGCCACATTTCTAAAATCTTACGGTCATACCAATACAACTCTTCCATAAGCATCTCCAGCATTTGGATGTCGTCCTCTTTTTCTTGGTCGTAATCTTCACGGTCGTAATCTATTTGCTCGTAGTTGTGAAGGTTGTAAAGTTTTGAGAAGCTGGAACGCGGACTGGTCGCCATATTAAGCATCGTTCTTACCACGTAGTAACGAAGATAACCGCCCTCGTTTATCTGTTGCCACTTGTCTTCGGATAGTTCCATTAGAACAAGCGCAACTTCTTGGATAAGGTCGTCCGGGACTGAGCAAATCTTATTCGCTAGTTCCCTGAGTTCTTCGTCTCCGATTAAATCAATTACCGCTTTGTCTCTCACGCGACCAAGATAGCATTTATTTTCAAAACATTCTTAGCTGTCTTTTGTGTTGCTCAATTCGTTCTATTGCTTTGTTAAAGTATTCAGTATCTAACTCACAAGCCGTTAAATCAAAACCTAAATTGTGACAAGCGATAGCAATAGAGCCGCTACCTAAATGCGTATCAAGTATCTTGTCGCCTTCTTTGGCGTGTTTAGATAAACAGTACTCATAAAGAGTAGGCGGCTTTTGTGTTGGATGGAACTTTTCAGCCTTGTTTTTATACGCGCTATAACGAAGCATTTTATTTGCTCCACTAAAAGAAGTCCAAGCAAACTCGCAGTCAGAAAAAGAAAGCCCTTCAGGTATCTCTTTATCCCAAAGAATGAACTGCTTACAAGGCGGCAAATCAAAATAATTACCACCCCAAATTATTTGATTCTTTGAAACTCTAAATAACTGCTCAAAATATTCTTTTGTTGGGGTTGCGTTATCCCAGTCTTTTGCTTTCCACTTCCTATTCTTCGCTTTAGACGCTTTTGGCGTGTTGCCTATACCCATATTCATATTAGCCAAATCAATCCCATAAGGAGGGTCTACAATAGCCAAGTCAAAGTAATCATCTTCATACCTTGCCATTAGTTCCATATTGTCCTCGTTAGTTATTTTCATTTTTTAATCTTCACGTTGCCCCATAAAGTCGTATTCCTTTATCTGAATTATCTCAGCATCTTTAAACATTTGCTCAAAGGCAATCTTCGCAGAGTCCTTGTCCATTGCTTTGATTAGTTTGCTAAATGTAGCGGTTAGGATTTCGTATGTCTTCATTTTCTTAAATCGTTTCCAGTTACTCCAATTATATTAAACATTTCGTGCATTCGGCTTTCGATTCTCTTTCCGTATTTCTTAGCCATCATCTCAGCGTTTAAGTT